TCATCTTTGACATACATGGCGTCGCCACGCTTCTCAAGGCTACCCATACCACGAGTTGAGACACCTAGTTGTACACCGCCTTCAAGTAAACCTTTTACAATTTGACCCATTGGAGTGTCCAATATAGTTGCCTTACCCATCACATTGTTGTCCTCAATTTTGAGGTCGGTTATGAGATGGGAAACTTTGTCCAAGTTAACAGTAGGACCTTCGGGATGATTTAACTCACCGACAGCCCGTTTAGTTGCAACTTGTTCTTTGGCGTATTTATTCACTGCCTTTTCCATAATCATCTTTGGATAAATACGACCATTTCTATTCTTTTGTTCAGCTTGTGCGAATACGCCTTCGATAGTATATTTTTTACTACCGTCCTCCTTGGCTTCGACCAAGCATTGAATATTTTGTTCTGTGTATTCAGCAATAAGCTTCATTAATCTACTTCCTTTACAAACTGCATGATCATTTTTTGTGCATGCCGTTTCGTATCATAAGTGTCTAATTTTTCACCGTCTACATATGCTTCAAACTTATCATGCTTCTGTATGATTTCTAGTCTGAAACCCATATATTTTCTTTTATAAACCGTTCGTTCTTTTGTTACAGCTTCTCTAAGATTCTTCAGCGTCTTCATCGGACTCGTCTGTATCAGGTTCGTCTTCAACATCTACTTCATCCTCTTCAGACTCAGTTTCATCCTCTTCGGATTCTTCCTCATCATCTAAATCTAGTTCTAACTGTTCATCTTCTTCAGATTCTAAACCATTATATATTTCGCCAGATACTCTAATTTTTTCTTGTTCCAAAGTATCAGCAAGCTTTTGATTCATAATATCTACAAATGTAGTATTAGCCGCAGCATAATCTTTATCTGCAGCTTGTTGTATCAATTGTTCAATGTTTTCCATAATGTCTCCATTTCCTATTATTTATAACAAAACTATTCTTCATCTGGAATGTTTTGCTGATCATTATCAGTTGGTTGCTCTTCATCAGATTGTTGTGAAACTTGTTTAATATCTTCATCATTAAATTGTAATACGTTTTTCATAACCCATTCTTTTGAGAAGTAGTCACCCACGTATTGACTTACTTGATCAAGAGTTTGTAATCTTTCTCTTAATAATTCAGCATCTTTTAATTCTGTAAAATGATTATCTCTTGAATAATCAATAACCAAATCATTTTTCCACCCATTCCAATCTTCTTCAGTAATTAAACCTTTCATTACGAGTTGTTTCTTAAGAATCTCTAAGAACAACATTGAGAAACGTTTACGAAGTCTATCAATAAACTTCTGAAATTTTAATTCATCTCTACTTATCTCAGTAGATCGACCTAGACTAAACTGAGCTTCTTGCTCTAATCTGTTTATAGGTACATTGAGTGAACGGTATAAACGCTTTTGGAAGTAAATGATATCGTCGATTTGTCCCAGGTTTTCACCTCCTGGTAAGGTAGAGATCTCAGTTCCTCGACCACCTTCTCGTCGTGGAAGCCAAAAATCTTCAAGCATCGACATATGTTTTCGATCATCTCTTATTTGTCCTGTGTCTGCGTCATATACAAGTTTATTGCGATAGCGAGCCATAATATCTTTCATATATTGTTCAGACTTACCTCGTGGCAAGTTACCTACGTCAATATAGAATATTCGTCTCTCAGGCGCCCGTGCAAGCCGGTAGATAACCAGTGAGTCTTCCATCATTCGAAGCTGGTTAATTGGCTTCAGAGCTTTATGTAAATGTGATACAACTTTCTTTCTATCAGCTGATAAAAGTCCGGAAGTCACATAACTTACTGAATCGTGAGATAGTTTTACACCTGATGTTTGCTGCCCAGGCTTTTCTTGATAAATGTAATATTCATCTACTGATTCAACTATATTAGCTCCAGTTATTGGGTCTTTCTTTTTCTTTACTTGTTTTACTTTACGAATCTTTGCAGAGTCAATAGGTCGTATCTCTTGAATACCTGCTTTAATATTAGATTCATTTACAACAAGGTGATGATATAAACGGCCATCAATATACCAACGTTTAAACATGTCGTGGCCATTATTTGTAAAATCCAACATCGATAGTATGTTATCGAACTCTTCTGTAATTCCTTTTTTAATCTGATCTGATACTTCAACTTTGTCAAGAACAATTGAGACCGGAGCCTCAGCTTCTGAAGCTGAAATAGATTCATTTATAATATCTTCAATTGCTGCATCAACTTCTGGATGTGTTGATACACCACGATATTTCATTATCATTTGATGATTGTCTTTAGAATCATCGCCATCAATATTAATATACTGACCATAATGAGAACCAGAAGCAGTAACGTAACCTGCCCCGTCATCGTCTTGACGCGGAACAATAGACTGTAGCTTCTTGTCTTCTTGTTTTTGATTTGCCCTTCGAATCTCGAAGCCAAATATTTTTAATGCATTATTGTCGGCCATAGTTTATCCTAATAGAATACAGAGGGGCATTGCTGCCCCTCTCTCTAATTTTCAATTATGTGGTAGTATTGGATGTCCAGTACTGATACGTAAATTCTACTGTAAATTCTTCAATCTGATCATTAGCATCATATGCAAGATCGATTGGAGAAATTGCTGTCGGGAAGGCAGCTACAAATTTATACGTTTTAAGAATCGACTCGTCTTTATCTAGCTGATCAACTGTTAAGTCTGCTTGATAATCTGTCGGATTCACTAAACCAGTATTAAGTGAATGGGCGTTAATACCATTCATCCAACGTTCCATTGAGTTCCGAATCGTGAAGTTTGTATCATTAATGATAGTAGTTGTCCAAGGTTCGAAAACACGATCGCCTGCCATTTGTAACTGGCGACCACGGAATGCAACAGGCATTGCTGGTACGGTTGAAGCAGGAAGTTGTCCTGTTCTACACATAAATGACGTTAGTTCAACATCACCTTCAGCATACGCTGGAAATCCTAATGTTACCTTAAATAGGTTGGGGCGAGCACCGCCACCAGCCAGTTTTGCTTTAAAATCGTCTACACCTAAAATAGCCATTTTTTACCTCCTTACACGCCTGCGATTTCACTGAAATCAACACCGGTACGTACGGCAACAAAGTTAAGAGTAACAAAGTTGATTGAACGTGCAGGTTTGACAAGGACCGTAGCGACGAATTCATTTCTATCTATAACAGCACCCGTATTGTTTGTTTCGTCACAAACTACACGGAAATCTGTTATACCACGTCGACCCTTAATGTCTCGTAAGAATGGCTCTACAACTCCAACAAATTCTGCTCTTGTGAATTCATCATTGAATTCGAACATTACGTTTCGAGCTGCGATTGCAATTGCTCTTTCGATAGTCAAGAACAATCGTCGTACGTTAATACGATCGAATGCAGACGGTCTAGCGAGTTTTGTTTTATCGCCAAATAGCAACAACCCTTGACCAGGAATATTCGCAATCGGGTTTACGCCGTTACGATATAGTACATCTCTCTGAGCTTTGTTTGGAGAGTATGCGATACCTGTCACACCGAGATATTGACCACGTCGTGGACCAGCTGGTGAGAACCATGTTGCAGCCGTTACATCGGTTGCGGCCATGATGCCTGCGGTTGAAGAGTTTGCCGGAATAAAGATAAACTCATCGTTATATTTATCATAGACTTTAAGATAGTTATTATCAACTACTAAGTATGACGATGAAGTAAATGTCGCGGCAGTTGTAACTGCATTTGTATTAGCAGCAGTTGCATTTACGCCGACGATATCGCTTCTTGCAGGTGAAGCAACAACCACACAATCTTTACGCTGACCTTGAGCAATACTTACCATGTCATTAACGATTGTTGTTGTGTCTGCTCTTGAATTCATCTGAGGTGCAATCATAAGATCTACTTGAATTTGATCTTTGTCTTCAAATTTATCAAAGCCTGAAATGTAATCCCCTACGTCCATATTTGTAGATTCATCACCTGAATCTAAGGCGTAGTCTTTAGCAACTATTAATGGATTAGAAATTTGATAATCTTTTCCACTAGTTACATCTGTTCCAGCATTTGCAACTGTATAATCAGAATCAAATCCGGCCATCCAGATATATTCTGATTTTCTATTAACAACGTCTCTTACAAAGTTTGTAGATCCGTCTGCTGTTTTAGCATCTGACGCTAATGATACAAATGGAAATGTTTCTAGAACAGTACCTTTTGTTCCAGTAAATTTACCACCAGCATCAACGATAGCAACATGAAGTTCGTCATTAGTTGCGTTAAGTCCCTCAGCATACGCTGAAGTACCTGGAGGTGCATCAAAATTGTCTTTATGTGTCCAGTTATTATAAGCTGAATCTTGTGTTTGGTTTGGACATAATGATACAGTTAAGCTGTTGCCAAGTTCCCCTGGCCATTTAGCTATAAAAGTATGTTGGTCTGAATCAAATGCTGATAAGGAATTATCCCATGCATCACCGTCTTTGATTCTGACATTTAATCCGTTTGCTGCTTCATTATGATTATAAGCATTATAGCCATCGCTATCGCCTAATACTCGAACCACTTGAAGAGCATTTGTGTACTTAAGAAAGTACGCTGCTGAATGATAGTCAACAGCATTTGCAGATGTAGGCGTCCCAAATGTTTCAGCTAACTCGGCTTCATTAGAAATAAGAGTTGCTTGATCCACAGGGCCCCATCTGAAATTACCGACAAGAGCGCCAGTAGAAGAAGAAACTGCTGGCACCACACCAGATGCGTCGACCTCTCTTACCGTAATTGCCGGAGATTCTGAAAATGCCATGATTTTTTTCCTCTCGAAAATTTAAATTATATGCGGGTCCATAATACGAAGTTGTTCAATTACTGTTATTTATAATATTTAAATATCTGGGGCATATTCTATGGCCCATTGCCTTCCTTCAATTTCTTCTTCTGTTGGGTGAGCGGGTAAACCGTCATCAATGTATCCAAATGGAACCACATCATCTTCTATTTCTTTCATTTTTTGTTTAAACATCATCTCTTTTAAATTAATATCTGTCATGTCAGTAAAATATTGAGTCGATATAAAATAACCTAACATTATAAGGTTCATGACTAAATCGTCATGATTTCCTGGAGATGCTTCATATGATACGCCCTTTGCTACAAACGTAGATATTTCTAAAATAGTATCATCATCGCACACTTCTAGTTTATTATTTTCTAATATATCTTTAAATGAAGAACAACCAAGTCTTTTTACTTTACGAGTCATTTCAATACCAAGTGCGTTTGCTTTGATTGCAGACTCAACATGCATATTTTCGTATTCTAAATCATGATAGAGACCATTTGTCACAAGAGATCCTTGATCATTTGACTCAATTACAACATATGCTTTGTTATAAGAAACGGCCCACTTATATATAATATTAGGGAAGAGTAATGGAGAGATAAGGTTATTGCGATAAACAGCAACCTGTTTAAAAGGCCTAGAGCTAATATCGATCACATTAAAAGTAGAGTAATCCTGTCCTCTTCCTTTCGATACGTCTACTAACATGACGTACTCGTGTCCTTGCTGTGTTTCTTCGTAGATCTTAAGGTCTCCGCCTTCAAGATAACGTAGAGGATTTTTCGCTCGAAGCTTTAATAAAGTTTCGGCATTAATTAACGTATCACCGGTACCAAAAAATGTATTTCCAAACTCTTGGTCAAATTGTAGCTGAGACGTATTCGCTATTGTCTGGGTTTTCCAGTCCTCGTCACGGCCAGGTACATCCCACCAGTCTACACGAAAAGGTTTAAATTCATTTATTCCTTGAGAAGCACCTTCCCATATTTTATGAAATACATTACCGATACCGTTTGCAGTAGATGTAATAATAATTTTAGTATTTGTACCAGATGAGATAACCGGATATGTCGACGTATAAAACTCAGCAGCATTTTCCACAAATGCAAACTCGTCTAAATACAATAACGACACAGACATACCTCGAATCGAGGAGCCTGACGTTGCAGCCGCAACAATCCGCGAATTATTTGAAAACTCAATCGAACCCTTATTCAAAGCCTTACAACCAGGCTGTAAGAAAAAAGGTAAATTTTCTAGCATAAGAGTAATACGACCAAGCATTTCACGAGCCGTAGCACCTTTGTTTGCCATTACAGCAATAGTTTTTTCTGTATGAAATAAAGCATACCATAGAAGATATGCAACAGAAGATATAGATTTTCCTGATTGTCTACATGCTAATACAATATTAAATCGATTTGTATTAAACGCATCAAACATTTTTTCTTGATATGGATATAGTTCAAAAGGAACTAAACCCTCGTCAAGAGATATAATCTTACAATAAGTTGTAGCAAAGTATGAAGGATCTTTCATGCAACGAGCATACTCAAGGACTTCATCATTTGTCCATTGAGTGACAATACC